CGTTAGAGCAACTATGCAGACTCCTTGGTGCCTTGGAGTGATGGGGTTTCTTCTTGTGTTTGTTCCTATCCTTGGTATGTGGGCAGTGCATCATTATGGATGGCAGCACTGGGAACCATTTGACAAGGGGCATGAGAAGTAGTATAATTAATGCAACGGAATGTAGCTCAGTTTGGTAGAGCACTGCTTTTGGGAAGCAGGGGTCGCACGTTCGAATCGTGTCATTCCGATTGGGAGTTTTCTCCTACAAATAAATACATCAACTACACGAATGGAAATTTACACAGTGGCTGAGTGGGAAGAAAAGTTTGACGAACTGTTTGAGAGAGTGGAGAACGGTGAAACGATAGGGATTGTAAATGAGGATGGAAAAGCAGCAGTGATGGTGCCTGCTAATGATGATTTGATAAAGATTTATACAGAACTCAACAACGAAGCATCTTAAGTTGTTATTGCTCCTTTAGCAATCTGGTGAATGCACCGAACTCATAATTCGGTTAAGGTGGGTTCGATCCCCTCAAGGAGCATTGGACAGAACTATTTCTGTCCTCTTGACTTTATAAGTCATACACCTTATAATAACAAGGTAAACAATCAAACAAATGACTCTCACTTCTAAGTTCAAAAAAGACCTCGATACTCTTCGTGGTGCTGCAAATGGGGACTTCTTCCTTGATGTAAAGAATCCGAAACTTTTCAAAAAGGTTCGACGCTATTATGAAAATAGTGGTGTTGTGTTCTCTGGTGATCCTGGTGACGATTATGAAATCATGATGGACTACCTTTATGCAGATCTTGAACAACCTGTAGAGGTTTCTTGATTAATAGTCACGGAGAGACTTAAAAAGCACTGGTCGGTGAAGGATCCCCTTCAATCCCGAAGTTTCTTACTTCTTTAAAAAGTAAGTGGTGGAGTCAATATGACCCTATTATGAGTTTACTGCCTCTCTCAAGGGCAGTTGGTGCGGATGGAGGTAACTCCCGCAGAGATTTAGTTATTACTCTTCAAAAATAACTTGGCGTGCATGTAAAGACCTTTTGAAGCAGAGTTGCATAAACTCTGCTTTTTTTGTATAATGGTAAAGTTATAGAATAGTTTATGAAAGTTGCTCTAATTACTGGTATTACGGGACAAGATGGTTCATACCTTGCAGAACTTCTCCTTGAAAAAGGTTATGAAGTTCATGGTATTGTTCGCCGTGCCTCATTGATTAATACTCATCGCATTGATCACATTTATGAACAAATTAATCTTCACTATGGAGATCTGACTGACTCTACAAGTCTTGTGAGAGTTATTCAGCAAGTTCAACCAGATGAGATTTATAATCTTGGTGCTCAGAGTCATGTGAAAGTTTCTTTCGAAATTCCCGAATATACTGGACAGGTTGATGCTCTAGGCACCCTGAGGGTGCTTGAGGCAGTCCGTTTGTTGGGCATGGAAGAAAAGGTTCGTATCTACCAAGCATCAACTTCTGAACTGTTTGGTCTTGTTCAAGAAATTCCTCAGAAAGAAACTACACCTTTCTATCCACGTTCTCCTTATGGATGTGCTAAAATTTATGGATATTGGATTACTAAGAATTATCGTGAAGCATATGGAATGTATGCTTGCACAGGTATTCTCTTCAACCATGAATCTTCTCGTCGTGGTGAAACATTTGTAACTCGTAAGATTACGATAGGTCTTAAAGCAATTTCTGAAGGAAAACAAAATGTTCTTTATCTTGGCAATTTAAATGCAAAAAGAGATTGGGGACATGCAAAAGATTTTGTAAGAGGAATGTGGATGATGCTCCAGCAAGATTCCCCAGAAGATTATGTGATTGCTACTGGTGAACAGTATTCAGTTCGTGAGTTTGTTGAGAAAGCAGCACCATACTTTGGATTTGACATTGAATGGTATGGTCAAGGTGAAGATGAAATTGGTATGGATAAGAATACCAAAAAAACAATCATTGCAGTCAATCCTAAATACTATCGTCCTGCGGAAGTAGAAACTCTATTGGGAGATTCTACAAAAGCAAGGAATGAACTAGGTTGGAAACCAGAAATTTCATTTGATGATTTGGTAAAGGAGATGTGTGAAAATGAACTTTGATAGTAAAATTTACGTTGCTGGAAATACTGGATTAGTAGGATCTGCTATTGTTAGAAATTTAAAATCTCAAGGATATCATAATATTGTTTCATCTCCGAGATCTCATTTTGATTTGAGAAAACAATATGATGTTGAAAGGTTTTTTAATCTAAACCAACCAGAATATGTTTTTCTAGCAGCAGCAAAAGTAGGTGGTATTGGGCACAATAAAAACTATCCAGCAGATTTTATTAGAGATAATTTAAACATTCAAACTAATATAATTGATTTTTCTTATAAGTATGGATGCAAAAAACTTTTATTTTTAGGATCTGCCTGCATTTATCCTAAACTTGCACCAGTTCCTATCAAAGAAGAATATCTTATGACGGGACAACTTGAAGAAACTAACATAGGATATTCTTTAGCAAAACTTGCTGGACATGTTATGTGTAAAAAATACACAGAGCAATATGGAATGTCTACTATTTCAGTAATGCCTAATAATTTGTATGGTATTAATGATAACTTTAATGTTGAGCAATGTCATGTTCTTCCCAGTTTTATTAATAAATTTTTAAATGCAAAAGAAAATGGACTTCAGGAAGTAGTTTGCTATGGAGATGGTTCTCCAACTAGAGAATTTATTTTTTCTGATGATCTAGCAGAAGCACTTATTTTCTTAATGAATACATATGACAATCCAGAGATTATTAACATTGGTCCTCACAGGGAAGTAAGTATTAAAGAACTTTCTGAAATAGTTGCTGATATTATTGGATATACTGGAAAAATTACTTGGGACACGTCAAAACCAAATGGCACACCTCGTAGGGCATTAGATACTTCTAAAATGGATGCACTTGGTTGGAAACCAAAAACATCTTTGGAAGAGGGATTAAAAATTACTATTGATTGGTTTCTTAAGAATAGGAGTACATATGAAAAATTATAATTGGCCATTGATGAAGAATACACTATCTTTTCTAGATAGGGTAAATCTTGCTAAATTTATCCTTACCTCAGATAAATTTACTCAGGGAAAAAAGGTTGAAGAGTTTGAAAGTGAATGGTCAAAATGGTTAGGATGTAAGCATTCTTTATTTGTGACTTCCGGAAGTACTGCAAATTTTTTATTAGTATCTGCAGTTATTGATAAGTACAATCTAAAGAAAGGAGATAAAGTTCTTTTACCATCCTGTACTTGGGTTACTAACATTAATCCTATTTTTCAACTTGGATTAACTCCTATTTTTTGTGATATTACTTTTGAAGATTATAGTTTTGATTTGGATAATCTAAAAAGAATCTCAGAAAAGCATCCAGATATTAAGATGGTTTTTGTGACGCATCTTTTGGGCATACCAGCAAATGTTGATTCTTATAAGAAGTATTTTCCAAATGCTATTTTTATAGATGATGTTTGTGAATCTCATGGATGCACAAACTTTGATGGAAGTAAAGTAGGTTCTGATAGTTTAGGGTCTACATTCAGTTTTTATTTTGGGCATCATATGTCCACTATTGAAGGAGGGATGGTTTCTACTAATGATAGTGATCTTTATGATCTTATGAAAATGAAGCGAACACATGGGCTTGCTAGAGCTTCAAATAAGTTTGATGAGTATGCCTCCAAAAATCCTGAAATTGAAAAAACATTTTTATTTGTTAGTGATGGGTATAACTTTAGAAATACTGAACTGAATGCAGTCTTGGGAATTAGACAACTCAAAAGATTAGATTCTTTTATTGATGTTCGTAAAAAATACTACAAGAAATTTGTAGAACTTCATAACTCTAACGAATGTTTTTATAAAATACAATTTAAAGAAGGAAATAGTTCTTTTTGTTTTCCATTTTTGTGCAAAAATAAAGACACTAAGTTTAAACTGCTAAAACTATTTGATAATTATGGTATAGAATATCGTCCTGTCGTCGGAGGAAATTTACTCAAACAACCATACATGAAAGGATATCAAGTTGAATGTGCAGGTAAAAATTTGAATGTAGATATTTTGCACGAGAATTGTGTATATATAGGTAACAATCAATTTATTACAAATAAAGAAATTAATCTAATTAAAAAAGTCATTGAGGAATTGAAATGAAAAATCTTGGAGAAACCATTGAAGAAATTATTTTTCAAACGGTAAATAAAGTTTTGTCTGAAAATAAAGTCCCCGAAGTAGAATATATTGCTACTGACAATCTTGGGGAAATTGTAGAGAAGTTGTCAATTCTTCATATCAGAACTTGGATGCTAGAAGATGCAATTCAAGAAGCTGAAACTGATGAAGAAATTGCAAATCTAAAAAGAAAAATTGATATTTGTTTTAAGTCTAAGAGACCAAAACTTGTTCAAGCAATTAATCTTTTAGTTGATGATGCTATTGCACAAAGTAAAGGACTTAGAGAAGATTCTGTAAAATTATATAAGGGTGTTTGATAAATGAAATCAATATGTTTTTTCTGCCATTTTCATAATGGTGATATTTATCACATAAAAGAATTTTTGATCGACATTTCTTCTCAATTAAAAACAAAATATTATGTTGCACATGGGAATAGTTCTTTACTAACGCATGATCTTGATGTTGAGTATTTAAATATTTCTAGTGTTCCTTTACTGGCAGGAAAACATTATACTAAATTTATTGATACTGAAAATTGTTTGTATGTGAATACGTGGATTGGTGGATACTTTTCACCTGATAATGAGTATAATATGGAATGTTCTCTTAGAGGATTTCATAGAATGTTTTCAATCATTTATAATAAAATAAATACTATTTTTAATTCGAATTTGAAAATAAGGAATGTGAATGAATATTTTCCATCTATAGACTATTCTAAATTTGATTGTGATTCTATTGATAAATTTATTTCTGATAATACCAATGATAAGGTTTTGATTTGTAATGGACCCTCTCTTTCTGGACAAACTAGATATAATTCTGACATGTCTGAAATTATAGAACCTTTGGCACAATTGCATCAAGACAAAGTTTTTATTTTGACTAAAAAATTTAAAACTTCTATTCCAAATATAAAATTTACTGATGATATAATTAATTCTAATACTTGTGACTTGAACGAAATATCTTACATCTCTAAGTTTTGCAATTTGATTGTTGGTAGAAATTCTGGACCTTTTTGTTTTGCAGTAACTAAAGAAAACATAAACAGTTCAGACAAAAAGTTTTTATCTTTTGGTGAAAAAGTTACTGATTCTTTTCCTTACATGCTAGACATTAATTCTGAATTTGTTTTTGATTACTTTACGGATATAAATTCTCTTAAAGAAACTATTAGTGAAATGTTGAAGTAAAATGAAAAATTACATTAACATTGATCATTGGTATGGATTATTTGGAAATAATCTGATGCAATTAGCAGGCGCTATTTTTTATGCAAAATGTTGCAAAGAGAGAACTGTAATAAGATCTCCAAAAAATAATTTTTTTAAAATAGATTCTGAAATAGAAATTGAGAATGAATTTAATTTTGAAGTTGAAAGTATTTCCTCTTTAACATGGGGAACTCATAATTACTACAATTCAATTTTGGACTATGTTGATCTTGAAAATTATAAACAATTTTTAAATAAGAATATTATCTCTACATATAAGAATGAAATTTATGATCTGCTTGATAAATCATTTAACTTCAATCAATTTAATGATTTAGATTTAAAGGATACTCTTTCTATACACTTTAGATCTGGTGACGCAACAACAACTAATCCACATCCAGCTTACGTTCAATCACCTTGGTCTTACTTTAAAAAGATTATAGAAAAAGAACAACCAAAGAAAGTAATCCTTTGTACTGGATTTGGTTATCAAAATTCTAATATGAATCCATGTTATGATAAGATTGTAAATTATTGCATTGATCAAGGTATTTCTATAGACTATAGAATTAAGTCATTACCAGAAGATGTTTATATCTTATCACACTCAGAAAAAATTGTAGTGGGTGGAGTATCTACTTTTAGTTTAACATCTTCATATATAAACAAAAACTGTTCAGATATTTACTACCCAAGTTTTTTTAATGGTGGGGATGAATTTAAAATCTTTAATCCATCAGTAAATTTGCATTTATTTGAGTTTGATGATTACTATAAGATGGGTGAGTGGAAGTATGATCCAAAAAAAATGACAGAATACCCAGAAGAAAAAATAACTGAGGTTTATAAATGAAAATCGTAGTTTTGGGATCAAGAGGTCAAATTGGAGAACCTCTTACAAAGCACTTAATAGAAAAGGGCCATGAAGTTTGTGGGATTGATTTGCTTGATGGATCAGAAAATGACCTTAGGAAGAGTGATAATTTGTATGTAGATGAGCAAATAAAAAAATCGGACTTTGTTTTTTTCCTTGCGTATGATCTTGGTGGATCACAGTACTTAAAGAAATACCAAGATACTTTTGAGTTTATTAATAACAATACATCAATGATGGTAAATGTATTTAATATTTTGAAAAAGTATAATAAGAGATTTATTTTTGCATCGTCTCAGATGAGTAATATGTCTTATTCATCCTATGGTGTTTCTAAGAGAATGGGAGAACTTTATACTCAAGCACTTGGTGGGAGAGTAACTAAGATATGGAATGTTTATGGCATAGAAAAAGATCCCGAAAAAATGCATGTTATAAATGATTTTATTCGTAAAGGATTTGAAGAAAAAAACTTTAACATGCTAACGGATGGTGAAGAAGAAAGGGAATTTTTATACGTTAGTGATTGCTGTGACGCCTTTGAAATAATAATGAATCAATATGAGAATATTAAATCCGATGATCCTTTACATATTACATCGTTTCAGTCCACATCAATTAAAGATCTGGCAAAAATAATTGAAACTGAATTTAAAAAAAATAACATAGATAATGTGCAAATAAATCCAGTAAATTGCAAAGACTCTGTTCAAAAAGATGCAAAAAATAAACCAGATCCATTTATAAAAAAATGGTGGGAACCAAAAGTTTCTCTTGAAGATGGGATAGAGAAAGTATTTTCGGAAATGAAGAACAATTACTTTGAAGAATGATTATGAAAACTGCTATTTGTATACCAGGAATTGGTAGATCTATTGAACATACTTTTGAAAATTTAAAAACAAATTTAATTGATTGTTGGGAAGATAGAGATGTTTATGTTTTACTTGGTAAGAGTAAAACATCTTCTCTTGCTGAAACACTATTTAAAGAAATTGATGGATGTCAGGTAAAAGTTCAAGAAGAAGACGACATAGATGAAGAAGGAATTGTTCTTCATCCATCTATAACTGGACCTGATAGACTCTGTACTGTTCAGTCTACACTAAGAATGTTTAAATCTAAGACATTAGTTTGTGAATTCATGAACAGTTTTGGTAAAAAGTATGATAGAGTTATTATGTCTAGAGAAGATGTAATTTATAGTGAACCTGTAAATAAATCTATAGAATCTTTAGATATGAATAAATTGTGGTTGCCTAATTGGCATCATTGGTTAAATGGTTATCATGATCGATTTGCTGTTTCTAATCAAGAATACATGACAATTTATTCTCAAATGAGTAATCATGTGAGGGAGTATCAATCTATTTCTGGTTTTGTACATGCAGAGACTAATACTAGATTGCATCTTGATAAGCATCTCGGAACAAAAAAAATTAAAACTTTTTTTATAGAATTTCATAGAGTTAGACCTAATGGAGATGTTATGTCTGAGGGTATGCCAAATCCACAAGAAAGGAGATACATGTGAAAATTGAATTGGACACTGACGAAAGATTGGAGAATTTATTGGATGGTAAAGATGTTGTTTTAATTGGTCCAGCTCCTTATCTTCAAGGTAAAGAAAGAGGAGATGAGTTTGATTCTGCAGACGTTATTGTTAGACCAAATTCTTTGATACCTATAAGATCTCTTCGTAAAGATTATGGAAGTAAAACTGACATCTACACTTGCAATTTTGGAACTCCCTGGATGCCAGGAATTAAAAGAAGAATTTCTTTAGATGATCATGTAGAACACTTCAAAAATTTAAAGATGGTGGTTGGAACTGCTATTAGGGGTACGCACGGAGATAACATTTTTTCTGACAATTACATTAGTCCAATACCAAAAAATTTTGATAGTATAAATCAATATGATTTGCCATTTTATTGGATAGGAAAAGAAAATTATAGAAAACTTTACTCGGCAATTGGAGTGGAATTTAATACAGGAATTGCTAGTATTTGTTTATTGATGAATTATTCGATAAGATCTTTAAAAATTTCTGGATTTACTTTTTACTTAGAAGGAAATACATACCAAGATTTATATTGTGAAGGACATATGGATAAAATTGATTATGGGGGAAGAAAATTTGGAATTGATGGTGGACACGGTAGACACGCTGCTTTGAAACAAATAAGTTTTATTCGCAATCTTTTTGTTTCAAATCAAGACACAATCATTTTAGATAAAGAAATTATTGAATTGTTGAGAATTTAATTATGAATGTATCTGCAATAATTTTGGCTAGAGGTGGTTCTAAAGGAATTCCAAATAAGAATAGAATTGATTTTTGTGGCAAACCTTTAATTTCTTGGACAATTGAGCAATGTATTGATGCTGGAATTGACAAGGAGCAAATTTTTGTTAGTTCAGATTCCGAACAAATTTTAAAAATTGGAAGCGGATATGGTGTTGGTAGTATTCTAAGAACAGCAGAAGTTTCAAATGACACAACAACATCTGAGAGTTCTTGGATTTATTCGATTGATTACTTGGAATCTAATGGCATAAAGTCTGATTGGATTTTTGCTCCTCAGGTAACATCTCCAATAAGAGAATCTTCAGACATAGTGAATGCAATTTCTATCGCAAGAAAAGGAGATCATGATTCATTATTCTCTGCCCACAAAACATTTCATTGTTCTTTATGGGAAGATACATCTGAAGGTTTGAGTAGTATTGGTTATGACTGGAAGAATAGGAAACGTAGGCAAGATAGTTCGACTCAATACATTGAAAATGGATCATTCTACATGTTCAAACCAGATAATTTACGGAAGTATAATAATAGAATGTATGGTAAAATTGGAGTAGTTGAAATGGAGGAATGGAAGTCTTTTGAAGTTGATACTTTTGAAGACTTAAAACTTTGTTCTATAATTATGAAAAATTATCTTTTGTAATATTTTAAAATGTTTGATTTAAATTCGGAAATAAGAAATTTGTATTTAACAAATGATTACTTTGTAAAAAGAAATACTCAAGTTACGTCTGAAGAACTGTACTCTGAATCTAATAGGGTAGATCCTGATGGTGTCCTAAGATACATGGAGAGTGAGATTGAAAGAAATAGAAGGATTGCTAATCTAAATTATCTTTCTAAAAATATTACTGAAATATTAAATGTTGATAAGTTTAATCTTTTAGACTTGGGATGTGGATACTCACCAGCATCTTGTTTAGATGGAGTTGATAATTATCTTGGAGTGGATGTTGTTCTTAGTAGGTACTATGATTCTTATGGAATGAATAACCATAAGATAAAAAGAGAAGAATCAAACATTGAGAATTATATTAGCAATAATCATATTGATTTTTATAATGTAATTCTTTTATATCATGTAATAGAGCATTTGGAAGATCCCTTCTTTACAATCAAAACTGTTTATGATAAGATGAGAAAAGGATCTCTTTTAATCATAGGAACTCCAGATTTTGATTCTCCTATCGCTAGAAGATATGGGAATAAGTTTAGATTTTTGCATGATCAGACACACATTTCACTTTTTAGTTTGGATAGTTTGAAAAGAATGGTGAGAGATATTGGATTGTCTATTAGACATTCTGAGTTTCCATATTTTGAAACGGAGTATTTTAACCAAGATAATTTACTCAAAGTTTTAAAGGATAAAAATGAGATAGATAATAGTCCACCATTTTATGGAAGTAAAATGACAATTTTTTGTGTAAAATAAATTATGACCAACACTTATGTAATTGCAGAAATAGGAATCAATCATAATGGTTCCATGTTTTATGCAAAACGTCTTATTGACCAAGCATTTGAATCAAAGTGCCATGCAGTAAAATTTCAGAAAAGAGACATTGAGTCTGTGTACTCTCAAGAAGAACTTGATAGATACAGAGAATCTCCTTGGGGAACAACGAATAGGGAGCAAAAAGAAGGATTAGAATTTTCTATTGAGCAATATAAAGAACTTTATTCCTACACTAAAAATTTGGGAATGGATTTTATTGTTTCTTGTTGGGATAGAAAAAGCATTCAATTGATTGAGGATAATCTTGAGGTAGATTATCATAAGGTTGCTTCTGCTCTTGTTACTGATGAAAAGTTCTTGAAAGATTTGGTAGATACTGGAAAACCAATCATTCTTTCCACAGGAATGTCTACCGAAGATCAGGTTGATAATTCTGTGAGAATACTTTCTAAAAATTTAGAATACATTCTTGCTTGCACTAGCACTTATCCATCTGCAATTGATGAATTGAATCTTAGATACATTCAAACACTTAAGGATAAGTATTCTAATTTTAAAATTGGATTTTCTAATCACTATAGTGGATTTGAGGCAAGTTTTGGTGCAGTTGCTTTGGGTGCAGAATGCATTGAATTCCACATTACGGAAGATAGAACTGCGTATGGATCTGATCAAGCAGCTTCTATTCAAGACAGCAAAAAACTTGTTAATGGAATTTTTAACATGGAAAAAATGTTGGGAGATGGTGTAAAGAGAGTATATGACAGTGAACTTCCTATTCTAAATAAACTAAGAAAGAAATGATTTTATGACTGATGCATTAAAAGTTGAAATCGGCGGTGATCGATTTGGTGTTGTAGGCACTGGTGATCCCATGGATGGATGGACAACTTTGGGAATACGAGATAATCAATTTGATATTATTGAGCAAGAACTACCATTTGAAAACAATTCTGTTGATGAGTTTTATTGGTCTCACACAATAGAACATATACCTGCTCTAGTCATTGCCCCTACTTTGAGAAAGATGTATGATAAATTGAAACCAGGTGGAAAGTTGAGGACAGTGTGTCCAGATCTTTACGCAAGTGCTGTTGCTTATGTGAATAGGCAAAGTGATGAGTTTGGGGGTAAGAATGCATGGGGTAGTGCTCCTCCACATTATCAGATAATGGGAATTGGTGGTTGGTTTGTTGCCAATATAGTTACTTCGCATAATTTGGAAAGGTGTCAAGAAAATCCAGTATTTACTTCAAGTAAAAAAATGCAAATTGGAAATCTTTCTCACATTATGGCTTATGATTATGAAATGTTGTATAGGTTACTTTCTCATGTTGGATTTACTAAAATTGAAAGAACTGACTTAACTGATATGGAAAAACATAAAAGACCTGGGCAATTATGTGTAAATGCATATAAGTGATTTAAGTTATTGATATTATGAAAATGACAAAATTAAAAATTTATAAACCAGAATATCCTGGGTATGCGGAAAACCCTACTTATGAAAATAATTGTAGGGAGATGATGGCAATGTGGAAAGAACTTGATCTTGTAGAATTTTCTTACATTGAAGGTGATTATATCTGGGCAGATGAAAATAAAGAATTTTTGATTTGGGATAGAGCGAGAGTTGATGATAGACCAGTACCTCCTTTTAGAGTTGGTCTATTTGCCAATACGGTTCCAGATCATCCACAGATTCATCCATGGACATTTTTTTCTAGACATCCTAGAAAAGTATGTGAACGTGTTGAGAGGGGAATTAATTCTTATGATGAAAGATCTATTCTTTCTATTTTTATGGGGAAAGTTGAAAATCAAATTCAAGCAAAAGGTAGATTGAACTATGATTGGTCTACCTGCATAGATGAATTTGTAATGCCTCTTCAAGGAGGAGGTCCTAATTCTTATCCTTATACTCAGGAAGAATATCAAGATAGATTGGCATCTTCCAAATTTGGACTTCTTCTTCCTGGATATGGTCCGAAGTGTAACAGAGACATTGAATGTATGGCTCATGGAACTGTTCCGATTGTAGTTAGTGGATGTGATGTAAACAATTACCATGAACCATGGATTGAAGGAATTCATTACATAGGAGTAAAAACTCCAGAAGAAGCATTAGAAAAAATTTCTAATGTTTCTAAGAATGAGTGGGAATACATGCATAATGCATGTAGAAGTTGGTATGAGAGAAATGCTTCTCCTATGGGATCTTTTAAACTTACTGAAATGTTGATAGAAAAATATTCATGAAAAGATATTGTTTTGATATTGATGGAACTATTTGTGATAATACATGGGGAAAGTATGAAGAAGCAGTTCCAATTGAAGGAAGGATAGAAGTGGTAAATAGATTATATAATGAAGGAAATTATATAATCTATTTTACTGCTAGAGGTATGGGAACCTGTAATGGTGATCTATTAAAAGCAAATAAAATGTGGTATAATTTTACATTGATTCAATTGGAAGAATGGAATTGTAAATTTCATGAACTTCAACTTGGAAAACCAAACGCAGATTTTTTTATAGATGACAAAGGAATATCAGATAGAAACTTCTTTGAATAATTTTGTATCCAAAGGGTGGGGATATGAAAAGTGGATTGTTAACAATGAAGATTATTGTGGAAAAATACTTTTCATTGTTAAAGGAATGAAATGTTCTTGGCACTATCATAAAATTAAAAGAGAAACTTTTTATGTTCAGTCTGGATCTATAAAGTTGTTTTACTCTTTTGGCGATTCTTTAGAAGATGCAAACTATATCTTTTTAAATAAGGGAGATAAATTTGAAGTTCCTATAGGACTTCGCCATCAAATGTTTGCAGTGGAAGATACTGAATTATTTGAATTTTCTACACAACATTTTGAAGAAGATTCTTGTAGAATAATAAAGGGCAATTAAAATGAATTTACTATTAGAATATTTCAATTCCTCAAATCACATGAGGAACGGTGAATACTTGTATTGTCTTCATCAAAATCTCGGAAATGATTTAATTGAGAATGTGTATCTTTTTATGGAAGAAGATACTGAACTCAATTTTGAATCACCAAAAATTAAGAAGATAATAAGTAAAGATAGACCTACTTATGAATCTCTTTTCAAGTTTTGTAATGAGAACTTGAAGGGAGAAATTTGTGTGATTGCAAATGCAGATATTATCTTCGATGATACTCTCAGATACTTTAAGAGTATCAACATGGATAAAACTTTCTATGCATTAAGTCGTTGGGAAATTTCTAGTCCTGATGGAAAGAATTGGGAAATTGAACCTTATGAGAATCCAGCATCACAAGACTCTTGGATTTTTAAGGCACCGATTGCTGTTTCTGAAAAAATGAATTACACAATGGGTAAGCCTGGATGTGATAATAAGATTACTTATCACATGAGGGAACTTGGTTATACCTGTAGAAATCCTGGAAAGAAAGTAGTTACAATTCATTTCCATCCAACAAACTGGAGGACTTATCATCCAAATGATGATAGAGTTCCTGGTCCTTATCTTCTCGTATCTCCTGTTGATAACTTCACTGGAGAACCTCATTACATCGACATTGATGGATTTGATGAGCATGGTAGGGCATACATAATCCAAAAGAAAGAAACTGCTTGACAAGACCCTAGTCTTCTGTTATTATAAATAAGTGTTCGGGAGGCAATTGCTTCACGAACTGTAACAAACCTGAAAGCCTCAATTACTCGCTGCCTGGTTATGTTATAATACACACGCGGGGAAACGTCGAATCCCCCTTCATCTGTGGGTGAAATTCCACAAGTAAATTTACGAGGTTTAAACAAATGATCAAATCCGCTTTCGCAGCCCTTGCTGCTGCTCCCCTTTTCGCTGGTGCCGCTGTTGCTGGTCCCTATGTTAACGTCGAAACCAATGCTGGTTGGACTGGTTCGGACTACAATGGTGCTGCTACCGATCTTCACATTGGCTACGAAGGTGCTCTTGGCGAGCGTACCTCCTACTACGTCCAAGGTGGTGCTACCCTAGTGACTCCTGACGGTGGTGATGCTGACACTGTTCCTTCCGGTAAGGCAGGTCTTGGTTTCGCTGCTACCGATGCCCTCGGTTTCTATGGTGAAGTCTCGTTCGTTGGTTCCGGCGATAGCGACATCGACCGTGGTTATGGTGCTAAGGCAGGTGTGAAGTACAGCTTCTGATCCTTCCTAGGGGACTTCGGTCCCCTTAAACCATGAAATACTTAAAGGTATTCCTCCATCCAGTAACACAGATTAACTTGTTACTGGTTGGATTTTTTATTGTGGTGGGGTTGGTACATAACCACGCCCATCATACTATGGAGCGAGACACTGACTCTTATGTTCGTCAGTTTTGTAAGAAGAACCAAGACATATGTGTCAGTTATGTAAGTGATTACTGATAATAATGAGACAGGGGGGGACTTGACAAGACCCCCTTTTTGCTATATACTATGTAAAGAATTATTACAGGAGGTAACAATGACTGTAACAAAGAATGAGTTCGGGCAAATGAATATGTTTGCTAAAGAACCCACCATGTACATGACCAAAGAAGCAATGGAGCGTTATGGTTATGAGCCATATGCTGAGAGAGCAGAAAAACTGAATGGTCGTACTGCTATGCTTGGATTTGTTGCCGCCTTGATTTCTTACGCAGCAACTGGTAAACTGTTCTTCGGCATTGTCTGATGACCGAAACTATCTTTACACTTACTAGCATTTTATTCTTTGTTCTGCTAGGATTTTCTGTAGAAAAACTCTGTGAGACTTACTAATGATTGGTAAACTTGAACCTGAAGATCGAGTGATGGAATCTCCGTCCTTGTATGAACAAGTTGCTTCTCTCATTCAAAAGTTTGGATGGGAAGAAGGTGATGAGATTTCTGTTGAAATGGCAGGAACTCAAGTATCAGGTATTGATGTTGGTGAAGAGTATAATAAGAAGTGGCAATCACCTCTTGGTACTCGCAAAATCAACAAAGATGCTTTTATTGTAATCAAAAATCAAACTCGTAGGGACTTGAGTAAATCTCAACCCAATCCAGAACTCAAAGCACATCATTCTTAATTATTTTAAATCTAATGCCTGACATTGCTGAACTCCTTACTTATTATGTTATTGGTGGTGCTCTTTTGATTGGAGCACCTGCAGTATTCTTCCTTATTGCATTTATGCCTGCTCTTCAAAATACGAAGGGTCGTATGGTAGGATACAAAGACCATAAAACTTATGGTGATAGTTCCATCTACGAAAATACCCGTGGAGATAACACTAAATTTTTTCTTGAACTCTCATGAACAAATTTTATCTTTTTTCTAAAAAGTCATGCGGACCTTGCGCTCTTGTTGACAAATACATGAATTCTATCAAGGATGAACGCACTTCTCTTTTAGAGAAAGTAGACCTTGAAGATTTCAGCGACATTCCAATTCCACAGGAGAACCTTGACCTTGCTTCTAAGTATGGTGTAACGGCAACTCCTGTCCTTATCATCACTGATGCTGATGGCATCAAACTCGAAGAGAAAGTTGGAGGAATGCAAATCACTCAAAACATTAGAAAGTTATTTGACCAGTATGCCTAATCCAGACCAACTTTATATCGACATGCAGAAATTAGATGATCTGTATGAAGAGCTACTGTGGCACCCAGACGATGTGCTACAATTTACTCACGATGGTCAAAAGATCATCATCACTAACAAAACACTAGAGGAAAAACAATGAACGAAAAAGCAGAACGCATTAATGGTTGGGCAGCAATGATCGGTATCATGGCTGCTATGGGATCCTATGCCCTTACCGGCGACCTGATTCCGGGTATTTGGTGATGTTGTTATTAGCAACTATCCTGGTAGGAGCATTCATTTTTGGTAGTGCTCTAACAGATGATGTTGATGATGACGATGACCACCAAGGTGGAATGATGGTTCCTGTTGCCGTCCCTACCCCTTGACAACCTAGATAAAATACCCTATTATAGGGAGACTCAATGGTCTCCCATTTTTTATGCTCAAACGAATCCTAACACTTCTAATGATGGGCGTCACAGGGTCTGCATGTGCGTCTACAATCGCCACAGCACCCCCTCCAGTAGAGATTCCTGTTATTCCCTATGAACCTACTTGGAAGTGTGAGGACTGCACTCCTAACGAACAATATGTCCTTGCACAACTCCAAGAAAAAACCAGAATCTCAGATCGCAATGCACTTGCTACGATCATGGGAAACATTAAGTCTGAAAGCAACTTCATTCCCAACATATGCGAGGGAGGGGCTAGAGTTCCTTACAACCGTTGCTATAGCGGGGGTTATGGTCTTATTCAGTGGACCAGCCTAGGACGATACAATAATCTAGGTAAGTTCTGTGATAAGTACGACTGCGACCCCAGCAGTCTGGAAGGACAGACACGATACATGATTAATGAGAGTGTCTTCCAACGGTATCTACCTGAGTTTGAGGGCAGTGGAAAAACTGTCTCCCAATACATGGTTCCCGCCTATTATTGGTTAGGATGGGGCATTAAGGGATACCGAGAGCAGTATGCCTACAATTACACTAAGAAACTGGTACTAGCATGATTAAACGATTTGCATCTATGATTCAGTCTGCCGTGAAGACAGTGACTTCCGAAAAAGAACTTGAGTGTGCAGTTGACGATCAAATTGTTAATTGTGAAAGTTTGGAAGCACCTATTCATGAGTGTGGTCCCGGTCATTTCACACAAGGTTATGGATGGTTGGGACATGCAGAAAACTATGTTGGTATCCCTGCACCTAAAGTTCTTGAAGATGACTCTTGGTTCGGACCAGCACCTAAATCTGAAAAGCAAAACGATTATGAAGAAACAGTTGCCGCAGAATCTCAAATTGAACAAGACCAAAGGAAAGAGGAGACTCAAGAACCTGAAAACATTCACCAAGTGATGTATGAGATTGCGACCAGTAATTGGAACACCGTAGATGAAACAAAACAATCTATGGGCGGGTCTGAGAACTTCCAAGAGGGTTGGAACTCTGGCACTGGTATGGGGCAGTATCGATGACTGAACAAGACTGGCGGTATTCTGATGATAGAATGGCACTAAGAACTAGTGCTCTCAACGTTCTTCTTAAGAAGTTTGGACATCAACTTTCTTCTGACGGAATACCTAGATACACTAATCAAAGTATTTACGAATGTGTCCATGATTGGGTTTCACAAGGTAATGTAAATACTAATGGTATCGTAAAATATTATGAGGCTTATTACGCATGAAAAAACTTTTTATTAGTCTACTTGCTGCAGCATCACTTGCTGCTCCTGCCCTTGCTAACAAGAATCCAGAACTTGCCCAAGGTGGTGGTCTGACTGGTGGAAATGTCAGCAGCAAAACTTCTGATCCAGAAGTTAAGTTTTATACTCCCGATGCCACTGGATGTATGGTTCTCCGAGAGTGTACAGATGGAGTCAAACAAGTCTTCAGTTTACTTGATGTATCTTCTGAGTATGATAATCCTACTCGTTATACTCACATTGCTAACGAGTTCAACTCCATGCTCGTTTATCTCAATCAAATCGGAATTGACGTGTTTCTAGCAGACCAAAAGTATTTTGTTGTAGCTACTAGGGGACTATATCACACTAAAGAAAATAAATTTTTCCTCAATAAAGCATTTATGGGACGCCCCAGTGCTTTAATGTCAGTGATGAGACATGAAGGTTATCATGCCGCCCAAGATTGTATGGCAGGAAGTATTGATAACTCTTTCGTTGCTCTTATCAATCCAGAAGAGAAAGTTCCAAAGTATTGGCAGAATGTTGTGGAGGATACCTATCCTAAAGCAGCATGGCCATGGGAGAAAGAAGCATTCTGGGCAGGACATACTGAAGGTATGACTATGAATGCTCTAAAGGCATGTGCATCACCTACACCGATGTGGGAAGTTTATGAACCAACACCATTGACCCGTAAGTGGTTAGTTGAACAAAGATTTATTGCTAAATAATAAAATCCTACACAGGAAAACCAGCCAAGAAGAGTTCCGTGAGATTTCTCTTCATGTTATATTTGGGAACTCTTTGTTGGATACAAGAAATCTAGAATGACTAACTTAACAAGAGATGTATTAATCAAAGCCATTGTTGCCAATGAAATGAGAAACAGTGATGGTTCTGATTATACAAAACAACTTAAGAATGTCTATCACAAATGGGAACATGAATCAAGTGAAGAACTTTGTAAGCAATACAATAAAATTGTTAGCACAAACTTAACAGTTGATGCATTGGTTCCCTAAATAGCACTGCCTTACTCTATACTCATGCTTGGCAAATCCAAAGCAAAAGTAGAAGAGAAAGACCATCATGATCATCATGAAGATAAAAATGAAGTTCTTGGTAATTTGGTGAAAGTTGTTGTACTTATTTGGTCTGCATCTCTCCTCACTTTTAGTTACGTTAGACTTCCAAACGGTCAGAAGATCTTAGATTTTGACCCCACATTCATAGCTTCGGTCTTTTCTGGTTCGTTAGCTGCCTTCGGTTTGAGTCCTGCTAGAAATGGTAATGGTAATGGTAATGGAAAAACATCATCACCAGTAGCAAAGAAAGAAGAACCACCTGTAGTTTCTGCCGTTGAGCCTAACAAACAATGAAATGGACATCAAAAGAATCCACAGAAATTGTAAGTGAATCCCCATCAGAACCAAAGAGCAGTCCTTTTAAATGGGTTGCTTTGAGTGTTGGTGGGGTTATTGCTTTAGCACACATTGGTGTTCTTGGACATCTTATTAAGAAAGAACCACCAGTTCAACCAGCACCTACAATTAATCTTCCTAGAGGTCCTTATTCATCCTACAAAATCAAAGCTGGAAAGGATGGATATGAGATTGAGTATCGTGCAAATGACCCTAAAGTATTAGAGTCTGAGAGATCTTTAAATATTGATAAAACCAAGAAAGGATTTTTTGGTGGTGGAACTGAAAAAAGAAATGAATATCGTCGTGACCAATACACTATGGACGGAACACGTAACATAGGTGGAGGTGCAACTGATGCTGAGGGAAAGTCTGCAAAAGACGTAGAGTGTTTGATCGCGGACGCTGGAGCACGATCACAAGGTGCAATGGCAGGGACAGCAATTAGCACTGGTGTCTTAGTTCCTGCAGTAATGAATATTCCTTACATTGGATGGTTAGCAGCAGGATGGGCATCTCTTCTCGGAAATCAAGTTGGAGAAACTATTGGATCTGAAGTAGGGTCTGCATTTAATGACTGCTGATAAAAAGGTAGAAATAAACTTTGAACACCATTGGGGTGGTGAAGATACTTGGTATTTAAAAGCAGAGAGATGGGCAAAGAAACAAAAGTTTCCCATCGATCATCTTGCTTTAGGATTTATTACTTGGTTGAAAGAACTGTGGATAGATGCAAAGATTGAAGCAGTCATTAGGGATGTTGATAAGCAAGCAGAAGAAATAAGAAAACAATGGGAAGAGGAAGAGAAGAAACCTGTTATCAAATCAACACCATCTGAAGTAGAAGGGCTAGATATTATTAGCATTTCTACTTTTGATGAATCTGATTCTTCGTCCTCTAAATGATGTTAATGATGTAACTTGGAGTATCATCTGGTGTATGGTGATACTGCTTTTTGGTGTGGCGTATTATATTGCATACATAATGAAGATAGCATACCAGGAGTTGGAAGATGGGGAAGATGCTGCCGCCGAACAGGAAGAGTTGTTACAACTAAAGAAAAATTAGTGAAGCGAGAAAGAGAAATGCGATAAATAAAAAAAAATGAGGATTAGTTATGGGTGCTATGCAACCACCAAGCAGAAAGTCCTGTTACAATTTTAGAGTAGTGGAGGTAAATCGTGTCCTTGATGGAGATACGCTGGATGTAACAATTGATTTGGGATTTGATCTTTATAAGAAAGAAAGAGTTAGAGTTGCTGGAGTTGATACTCCCGAAAAGAGAACAAGAGATCTTGAAGAAAAAGAATTAGGTTATGACGCAACAAATTGGCTCAAAGAAAAACTGGAAGGTGCGATTGAAGGAGAAGATGATCTTGTTATTCGTACTGAGCTTGTTGGGGGCGTTGGAAAATATGGTCGTCTATTGGGATGGTTATACATCGGTGATGCCGACCTCTCACTCAACGAAATGATGATTACTGAAGGATATGCTTGGGCATACGATGGTGGAACCAAGCAAAAGAACTTTGAAGAACTTCGTGAGATTCGTAGAGCACACGGAACCCTTGTAGAGTGATATGGACCAAAGACAATGGCAAGAAGTTTTTACCATTGTGAGAAAGTACCAAAGAAATATGCTTGGTACTACATATGATCGTTCTGAATATGTAAGATTAACTAAAATATTGAATGAATTAGAACCCTATGCATACGGAACCCTTGTAGAGTGATGGATGGGCACATAATGGAACAGCAGATTAGGATTCCTCCTACTTCTTCACCGAATGGTAGTATGATTATTCGTAAAGGAATTACCATCACACCCCAACCAGAAACACAAATACAGATAGATAAACAAGTGATTGATAGGACTGTTAATCCAGATGGTTCTGTCACAACAAGAGAAGTATGTGATGGTGCTATAGAAATAGGACCACTGAAAACTTGTTTAAATGAGTTTGGTACTTTACAATCTATTGGTATTGTTGCTGCTATAGCATTTTTGATTATACTTTGGAGAAAACTTAAGTAGGAGAATCAAATGCAAAAAGTCATTAACACAATCGCACT